TCAATACAGGTTGCTTCATGCTCTCCTATATACTCTATCTTATCTATATAGGTGTGTCTCTTAGCCCTGCACTTAAACCTTGTTATTTTTCTTGTCAGATGCACTGGAGCAAAATCTGTGTAAAAGGCTATTCTGTACCCGTCTACCCTGTTTTCTCTGGGGTCTACCCTTTTCTGGATAGATTTTACCGTACCTCCTAAAGATTTCACCAGCTCTTTAAAATCTTTAGCAAGTTGCTCAGATACTGTAAAATAGAAACAATCTCCGTTCTTAGAGATGCACCCATCTGTATCCATCATGCCTTTCAGCACTTCTTTACGAACAGTTATAGAGTTTCTTAAATAGTCTTCAGGTATGAATTTGTTATAACAATTGGCACCACCTAAATACTTGTAAAGCTTTTTGCTGATGCCAAGGATAGTTTGTGACCAAGCTTTATTATCCTTCTTATGATCTATCTTTCCTAGTTTGTATGGAATCCTGTCAAATACTTCTTGATCCATAGAGGTCATCCTTGCCCTCTTATCACCATCTCCAAGAATAGCTCCAAAAGTATAAGGGTCTATAGATACGTCTACAGCATCATAGCTTACTGCCTCTGTGTAAGGTAACATCCATTTAGATCTCAGCCCATTAGGGCTTGCCTTAGTTTTTCTAAAGAGGCCCTTATCTAATATCTCCTCTGTAGTCAGTGTCCTAAAAGGCCTGTCATTATGGGAGCGGACTGACCATCTATGGTTCATGTCACAATCTACAATCTCTCCATTAGAGAAGGTAAGCCTGAATATATCAGACACCCCTTGAGGGTAGACCCCTTTGATTGTAGAGCAAGACCCATAGGTGTTGCATACTCTGTCACCTACCGAAAGGTCACAGATAGCTACTGTACCAGAAGGCGTCACAACCCTTTCATAGTTTGCTAATGCTTGTCCAGCTCCACCATTCCTGTCATTACCGTAGGCATAACGAGGAATCATAGTAACATCATCTGCCCTTACTTCAAACTCTTTGTACACAGCAAGCAGCTCAGCAGCTACTGAAGGTACAAGGATGAAGTTCACTGCCTTACCAGAGCCACCTGAAGGGTCACTGGTAGTTTGTATAATATCAAGAGGTCTAAGAGAGTGTACCTCCTGACCATCAGCTAGACGGTCAATCACAACCTCCATGATAGGGCCAGATGAAAGGCCCATGTTGTTACTTAAGGCTCTTGCACAAGCATTACACATCTTTTGAATATCTCTCATCAGATAAGGAGGAGCGGTTCCCCATATACTCCCAGGTCTCTTTTGGTAACTGGCAGAGTAGTAGGGTCGCCTTCCTAAGATGTCATCATTCAAAACACATTTAATAACCTCTGATCCTACGAGGATAGCTTCAATCTCTACCTCATCGTCAGGGTCTCTCTCTGTAAGTTCAGGGTCATCAACACCCCACTCTACTAGGAACTTCACAGGAGCAGTTCCAAAGAAATGCAGCCCATGGTATACGTTCTTGTTGTAACTGTCTACAGAGTCCCTCAGCTCTTCCTGAGCCTTCTCCTGTTCAATGTTTGAGTCATATGCTTCAGGCTGCCCTTTACCTTCGTTATTAGACAACACTCTTCTGATAGCATCAGCATCATAGTTCTTAGCATTAATCAGAGATGCAATCTCTTTACGAGACATACGAAGATGCTCTATGAGATCTCCATCATTAACTGTAGTAGCTTCAGGAGCAGGATACATGTCAAGAGGAGATACCCTCTCGTTCATCATCACATAGTCTTTAGAAGGTACTGCCTCACCATTCTCCCATTTAAGTCTCTTCTGTACTGTTACTATTGGACCTTTGAGGAATGCTGTAGGAAAGATACAGAAGTCATCAATAACTTCAGACAGTGCATAATCCCACTGCCCTTCCTTCATACCATCCTTGATCTTCTTCTCTATGAGATTAAAAGCAAAGTCTGCCTCTTTATTAATCTCATTAAGTATGGCAGAGTAGAGGTCTCTCTTCCTTTCATTAATCTCTTTGAGAGTCTCAGCAGCATCAGGAGCCTGTTGTGGCTGGCCTTCTTGCTGTGGCTTCTGTTTACCCTCTTCTATCATTCTCTCGAAGTCTTTAGTTATTACCTTAGATATCTTAGCTACAACATCATCGGGTAACTCAACCTCTGGAGTAGTCTCTATAGAGAAGGCATCTTCTTTACCACCAAGAAGAATGTCCTTGATCCAACTGATAGCTGCCCTTACCTTTGTAGAAGTAAGGTTCATGAAGATCTCTGAGCCACCCTGTGACCTGATCTTTGCAAGGTCACTTGGGGAGTACTGCCCATTGTAATCTCTAAGAGAGTCAAGCAGGAGCTTGTTTACTCCACTAGTCTCTCGTGCTTCTTTGTTATCTTGGAATGATTTTAGAATATGTAGTCTAAGAGAGTTTACCATCATCTCTTTGGACATGCCCTCTGTTACACTATCTAGCCCATCAAGATGCTCCTTGACTAGCTGATCTATAGATACAACCTGAACTCCAATACCTTCCATACTCTTCCTTGCCTATGTCTGTGCCCGTGGGCTTTAGTATCTCTAGGGAGATGTTGGCTAATCCCACGAAGTTATTGCCTTCCTTAGAGTAGGATTACTGGTTCAATATCAAGTTTGGTTATGTGTTCCTGTACTCGCTGCACACCAGCATCAAAGTAATCTTTATCCATCTCAATACCTATAAACTTACGTCCTGTATTAAGAGCTGCAATTGCTGTTGAGAATGACCCTGCTGTAAAATCAAGGACAGTCATACCCTCTCTCGTATATGTCTTGACAAGGTACTCTAGTAGGTCCACAGGCTTCTGTGTAGGATGAAGTGTATTGTTACGGCCTACACTGGGAAATGTTAGAACCTGTCTGGGATACCCTGTACTGGTCTGTGTGTATGTACCTGGTTTCAAACTATTATAGATTATAGTACCACCACTACCTGTAGAATTCCCCGTAGATGTTTGCTTATTACAAGAGGATATACCTTGTGGTTGGTACAGGCACTGCTCTTGGTAGAAGATGCTAATATTCTCAATGCTCCTTAATGGTTGTTTCTTAGCATTAAGGAAGCCAGATGGTCTAGACTTCTGCCATACCCAGTCATATTTGTAATCCTTCTGGTTACTGAGGCGGAGAGCACTGGAGAATGGTTCAGTCCCAAACAGGGCGATAGCTGCATTACGTTTGATAACTCTATAGATGTTTTCCCACATAGGTTCAAAGGGAATAATAGAATCCCAATGACACTGAGTTACACTATAAGGTATGTCTGTTAAGACCATATCAACACTACCAGCTTCTATCTCTTGCATCCTAAGGAGGCAGTCACCTTTCATCATTAGGTTCATATCCAACTCCTCCTAATAACTGGCAGTGCTTTAGTTCGTCTTCTTCTCATACTTAGTGCAGAGTCCATGAGGGAGTAAGCAAGAGCATCAGCAGTATTTGGAGAAGGTATCTTCTTACCTGTATTGTCAGTCATCCTTTTCTTGGATGTCAACTGCTCTGCCATTTTAGCACTGTAGCCCCAAGTCATTGTACCTAACTCTCTCTGTAGCCCTTGATGGTTAGGTATTGATCCTGTTACTAGCCACTCTCTCACTTCTCCCCATAACTGTGTTCGTATGTTAGCATACTGTCTTGGGTCAGAAGAAGGGAGTGAGGAGCGTACATCTACTACTGGAAGTCCTACTTCTCTACATCTATCAGCAACAGGCCCACCCACTCCATCAGCATCCATATAAATGACTGAGGCTTGTGTAGATGAATAAAGATCTCTGAGCTTAGATACTATAATCATTGTATCATCTGTCTGGAACTCATAGATGTCTAACACCTTACAGCCTTGTCTTACACAGAATACTGTAGAGTCACCAGACTTACTACGTCCTACATCTACACCAATGACTATAGGGTAGGAGATGTAATCTCTCTGGTTGACTATACGTTGAGAAGCATCTTCAACGAGAGACATAGGGATGTAGGTGGAACCATCTGATCTGGCAAACTCGCCCATAATCATGACTCTCCACTCATCTGAGTCTTCTCCGTACAGCTCTCTGATCTCTTCTATAAACTCTGGTGATGTCTGTTTACTATGGAAGGCATCAAAGGTCATTACATTCCAACCCTTAGGCTTCTTAGTAAAGAGGTCTGTGTAGAAGGGCTGACTGCCACGCTCAGGGTTAGATACAATAATTACATAACCACCACCATGAGCAGTACCAAGAGAACCAAGTGCATTAGAGAATGTACTATCTGGGATACCTGAACCTTCATCAAAGAGGTAGACTTGAGTAAAAGCATGGACACCTGACTGACGCTCTCGCTTCGTTGATTGAGCGGAGATGCACACAGCCATCTGTGTCTCATCATCCTTGAGTACTACTTTATCATACTTGACAACTATATGTGCTGCAATCTCAGGTAGCATTCTCTTGTGGTGCTGATTACACTCACGCATAAATACATCAATGAGCTGGTCATAAGAAGGAGAGATTACCCGAATGTTCGTATCAGGATAACAGAACAAGAACATCAATGTCAAGCCTGCTATAAGGAATGTTTTACCTGTACCCTTAGATGACTTAACACAGATACGACAACCAACCTTAACATTCTCAAGGAACTCTTCTTGTTGTTCATCAAGCTCTACTCTGAGTACATCTGTAAACCACTCTTTAGGCTTATCATGAAAATATAATTGAAGCTGTTCTAGTAGTACCTGCTCTTTACTCTTTTTGCTCATAAGCAGATACCCCCTCTTCTTGCTTTATCTTTTCCATTAGAATCTCGAGTCCACTTCTTGCATCAGTCTCTACTGTTTCTATCCTGTCAGTGAAGGCACCTATAGTTCTCCCCAACATTTCAATTGCCTTAAGAAGGTTCACTCTCTGCTTAGGGTCATCAGTGCATATCTCTTTTAACTCATCAATCTGAGCAAGAAGCTCTACCTGTATATGAGGCTTCTCTATGTTACATTCTTTAAGACGCTTATCATACTCTGCTTTGATAATAGCTTTTATCTCAGGTATCTCTCTTAGGAACTGGCCTCTAATTCTAAGAACATAGTCTTTAGTTTGTTTCTTGAGATTAGGTGCTATCCCTTTATCCAATCCTGACTGAGCTAATGCAAATGTATTATCATTTGTTTTACCAACGTAGTAGGCATATGCTTCACCTTGTGATTCTATCTGAGAGAGGAAGTCACTTGTTAAGAACTTAGTAGGATTGATACCTTGCTGTACTGTCATCTTGGTGTCATCTGTTCCTACAATCAGATCATTTGTCTCACGGATGGTATTCATTTCCTTGAGAGTCTGTTGGATCATGTTTGAAATGAACCTTCTGTCTCTGTTTACTTCCTTAGCAATGTCTCTTACTGGAACACCTTTGGAGTAATCACTAAGGATCTTGTACTTTTGAGCATCTGAAAGACCCTCACGCTTAATTACTTCATTCAAGATGAACCTCTGTGGTAGATACTAACAGGTTCTTAGGTACTAACATGTTCTTAAGAGTCTGTAGTTGTAGTTAATCTTCTTTTGTCTTTGTAGTTATCTAACTTAAGATACACTATTTGATTATATATATGTATATTATTGAGTATCTTAAGAACCTCTTGAAGATACTGTAGGGAGAAGGGAAGAATCTTTGTGTATCTCCTTTGTTCTTACTACTATATAGCATCTCGTGGGGCATTTGTCTAGTAAATAGTTAAAATAATCCTAGAGATTACACTAACTATCTGGGGTAAATGGGCAGAATCCCATTGTTTTCTGTCAGAATCCCTTTAAATGGCGCGTAGGGGCTACCACCCCGCCCGACGGGGGTGTCGTCCAGAAATCCGGGGTGGGCCCCTAATTCTCGACCGGGGCGTCTCTCTAGAGAGGCAGAATCCCCTTAAGACCAGTAAAGTGCAGGGAGAAGGATGGCAGAGGCCATCCGGAACCTGCATAATCTTAACAGGAGATAGAAGTATTTATCTTAAGGTGAAAGCTAGAATCCCCTTAAGACCAGTAAAGTGTAGGAAGTAAAACCATAAACCTTAACAGGTTATGGCACTATGGAAGTACGCCGATAGAGGGTGGAACTCGTACCACCCCTATATAGCCAAACGATCTTTGACATAATTGTTACTTTCCCGGATAAGGGCTGACTTTGCATGAGGTAGATAGTATCTCGCAAATGTAGAGTAGAGATTTATTGCAGGGATAAGAAGAGAATGCACTCTCTGATAAGGTAATAGGGTAGTAACTAAACCCAATAACATAAGTCTGCACTGTCTACCAGACTATAAAGAAAAGATAAGGGATTAAAATACCCTTAAGGACTAAGGCCGGATGCGGGCCGAATATAAATTAAATCATAAGCGAAAGTTTGATATATACTTGATATATCCCTTGATAGTTCACAAGGTAAAGATGAACAAAGATTAATCCTCAACTAAAGTAAGGCAACTACGGTGATGCAGAAAAGCTAACGTAGTTTATGTACAGATAGGAGTCATAAGGTCATAGGACTTTATGACTCCAATTGTGTAAATAAACACTAAACAAGGGACTGAAATAAAATCCCTATACTAAAGGAGAAGTATCATGAACGAAAGAATAGTAAGTTTGATTTCGGGAGTAGTAGAAAGAGAGTATAATAAGCAATTTAATACCATGCTGGATAATCCTCACCCAGAGGACGAAGCACCACTGAAAGAATTATCTTCCAGGGCATACGACCTGAAGAGGAGTTTTGAAGAATGGCGAGCAGACGATGTTCGCCAGTGGTGCCAGAGAGTCATGGATCCAGAGTGTTTCAAAGGGTTTGTGGACTGGTACCTGGTACAGCGTGCTGCTGCACCTGAAATACTTAGTATCATTAATAAGTATTTCAGGTGATTATGTGCTAAACTATGTTTAGATACAGATAAAAGGATATCTGAAATGGTAAAGAAGACAATAGCAGTAATAGCAGTATTCATGTTCTTTGTTCTGTCTACATACCTTATAGGGTATGAAGTAGCAGAGCAACAAGAGAATGTACAATTTCATTATGAGGTGAACTAATGACTATTCAAAAAGATTACCGTGAATTGAAAGGAAAGGTATCTGAAGACTTCATGCAACAATTATTTATAGAGTTGACTGAAGAAGAGTACAGAGAAGAGAAGGAAAACTGTGCCCTTATCCCCCCTAAAGGAATCAAGAGAAGCACCTTGTATTCGTCGGCTTATGGGGAATCATGATGAAAACAATACTTGTCTCTAGAGAGAACCGAGCCGAGAGAAAAGCTCAGCGTCTCTCTAGAGACATTAAAGTTAGAGGCTACATTGAAAGCCTCAAAAGAGAGAAGAAAGAAAGATTCTTCATAAACCAAAACAAAGGGATATTATTATGAACATGACATATGGAAGAATTAAGGCAGAGGATATTACAGGTGCAATGAAAGCATCCTCAAGCGCTATGACCCATGCAGAAAAATGCTCCAACGATAGGGGGCTGGTCTGGAATCAGACCGTCTCCATTATTATGGAAAGGGTCTCTATAGACCCTGCAACTGTGGAGCCGACAAAGGAGAGTATCCAGTCTGTCGGGCAAGTTTTGAAAGAGACTATGTCGGCCCATATCCAATCAAGTGTTACTATTCCAGAGTATGGCACCTCAACGAAAGGAGAAAAAGGCTGGAAAATCCGTAATAAAAGTGGAGAACCGCAGTGGTTCTCCTGGGTAGAAACAAAAGTCATTTGGGGGTACCTTGGTGATGTTGCCAAGGTACTCTGTTATGGCCTTAGTGGTACTTTATACCCTGAAAAATATAAGGTGGCATCACGCTGTGAAATCCTTAAAGCCTGTAAGATACCTGAAACTCCCCTTAAGGCAGTTGAAAGGCTCACAACTGCCCTCCAAGGTAATCTTGACAAGATGGAAACACCCGTAGATGTTGCCTTTGCTGCCAATGCAGTGAATAATCTGATGGTGAACAACTACGAACCTAAGAGTGAGGCAGAGGCACTCCTGAAAAAGTTGAACATAGTCCTTAACGGCTGCAGTAGGGCCGAAAAGAACAATCTTCAGCCAATGATTGCAGCCTTGTTGCCGCACTTTGCATAAAGAACAAGGGCCATAAAATTGTTTATGGCCCTACTAATGAGGTGCAGTCATACGTATATCTGGAAGTTTAAGTATAGACAGAGGCCATAAAGTTACCTTTATGGCCTTCATTGTGTACTTAAACAGCTGTCTCTCTAGAGAGACGCTAGAACCAGTCATAAGAGAGGTTACAGAATGAATCTCGACAATGCAGAATATGTCGGAGAGTTAGAGGCTGAGGATGGTATCTACAGCATTCTTAAGACAGATACCACCCTTATTTATGGGACAGTGTGCGACACAGGGCTCTGTCCTATTGGTTCTATGGAGATAGATGATTGCTTCTCCATAGATGAAAACTTGTCGGCTCTTGTCGAGCAGATTGAGGCAGCAGAATGAAAAAAGAAATAGTCTACTTCAACATGAAAACAGCGGAGGGTATAGAAACAGTGGACGAACTCAGCACTGAAGGTTTTGAGAACTACTATACCTTCAACAGGGAAGTTAGGTATCTTACTGAAGAGTATAGGCTTGCTGGCATGGATGTCTATCTATCTCAAAGAGCTTGCAAATCATGGAAAGAGGTGGTAGAATGAAGAGAGAAGTCTTAGAGGAATTGGCAAGTCTTGGCAGAACTACTGACACAGGCCCTCAAGAAAGAAGTTATAATTAAGGAGGACGGTACTATCTTAGCAGATGGTCTTGAGGTATCTGAAGACCGCTGGGGAATGTGGAAGAGGTACCTTCAATGGTAAGGTATATGATGAGCATTCTAATAGTAGGCCTGTCTTCATACCTTATAGGGTACGAGATAGCAGAAGAACATGAGAGCGTACACTTCAGCTATGAGGTAAACTAAAGGGGAGAACTGTTTTACTAGTATGAATAACGTCTCTCTAGAGAGACACTAAAACAAGGAGAGTAACAATGATTAAAGTAGATGATATGAAGTGGTCGGACCTGGAAGGCATGGTAACTAGACGTCTCTCTAAACTTGCCATGTGTAAGAGGGGTACTCTGAAGACAGAGATCAATGAACGTGAGGAAGCACTGGGGAAACGCCCTCGTAAGACAGAAGAGGAGATTGCAGGAGACCGTAAAGCTATGGCCTCAGACCTTAAGAAAGCACTCACTCCTACCCTGAAAGACTGCATAGAGCTGGACTATAATGTCCTCTATAAAAAGATAGATGATAGAGTGAGGAGAGTACAGAAAAAGTATCAGCAGGAGTATGCACCTGCCGCTGAATGGGATAAGAAGATGGCCTCTCTTAAGGAAGAGTACAAGGCACGTGAGGCCCAGCTGGATGGTGACTTCATGGATGTTGAGGATAGCTTCAAGCTGGGCATTACACCTATCACTGACTTCCCTGCCGAGTACGCCTCTCTAGAGACAAGGAGCTGGTGACATGAGAGAGTATGCAGATCAGAGGATGATTGATATTCTTGGGAAACCTTTATCATACCACCGAGGTGCTACTGTATGGAATACAGAGATGGAGAGTAGCTATGTACACTCATATAATAACTCACCTATCTCTAGTATGTTCTGTAAGAGATTGAAAGAAGCGGAGAAGGTAGGACAGGAGAAGTACCTACCTTCTCATAAAAGAGAGACAGCTACCCGTGAGTGTCTCAGAGAGATAGAAGACAGGATCATACAGACACTAAAAGATAATGGCTTTCGTATCGTCTCTAGTAAAGAGATTGCAGAGCTGATAAGTGAGGAAATCAGAGAGGCATACTTGACTCCGGGTTACAAGGAGAAGGTACAGGAAGCAAAGGAAAGGGCAGAGGTAGTAATCAAAGAGTGGGAAGAATTAGTAGCACGTCTTGAGACCTTGCATACTAACTGCATCCGTGGTCTTGAGGAGAACCCACCAGCAGCTTTTAGAAATATAGAAAGAGAGTACAAGGTATCTCTAGAGAGACCTGTTGTACCCTGGGACTCAGAAGAAGAGTCATACTTTACAGAGGAGAGTGAACAATGAAGTACAGACAATGGATGCGCCTTCAACTCAAGAGTGAGATGAAGCCAACTAGGGGGAGAGTTAGAAAGATACTGAAGATGGCTAACCGTAAGCCTACATTGAGAAATCAGGTGATGTTCTCGATGGGTTTCTATGATGAGTTAAGATAAGGGAGATCATAGTGAAAATATATAAAATTGAAGGTAAGAAATACTTAAGACATCCAGCTTCAGCATCTTGGGGTTGCACAGGGTGTGCTTTTAAGCATACCGAAGGATGTTGTATGATAAATCTTCCAAGCCATGTGACATGCCGGGATGGTAGCAATCACTATATCTTCAAGGAGGCACACTCTACATGGGCTGATGATGTAGAGATGAGACGTACACAAGATGGCCTCTGTATTGTAGCAGTACAGAACTGCTCAGATGAGCCGACTATCTGTATTCTTCATAAATATATATCAGCAACTGAAGCTGTTGTAGAAATGGAGGGTGGTAAGGCTATGGTTGTTAAGATAGACTGCCTTAAATATCTGAGAGAAGATGATTGAAGTCAACCTCAACAGCCAGAGTATAAACCTTCTGGCTGTATATTGTACAATGCAGATGATGAACTCTGCTCTGTCACCTGATGATAGGAGAGACTCTCAGAGCCTGCTCAGAGACATAGATAGTATGAGGGGTACTCTGCTATGCCTTTCATCTATACATTCAATGAAGGGCTATGTGAGGGCCTCTGAAAGGGTAATGAACACGTCTCTCTAGAGACAAGGAGAACAACAATGAGTAAACGTCCAGAGTTTAAAGAAGGGACATTCCCTTACAAGACTGAGATGCCTGAAGGTGCCAAGGAGATCCTGCTTGGTCTTGCAGCTGTAGTAGTAGGTAGTAAGAGTGCTCCTGCGGAATATCGGGAAGACTGCCTGGCTTTTATTGCACAGACAAAAGCATCCAATGAAGATGAGATCCTCATTACCGATAACAAAGGGGCATGTGGCTATATGGAAACCAGTATGATGGTTGAATACTTTGCAGAGAGGAAACTAAATTGAGTAATACTATTGATATGCCAAAAGAAATTGTAGAGAAAGTTATTGCAGTGCTTACACGTCCTGGGGGAGGAGTAAGTGGAGACCAAAGAGAAGGTATTGACACCTTAAAGAGTGATCTCTATAATATGGTAGGAGATAAGCTGGTACTTTCAACAGGCTTCTCTGCCGTTGCACTTGTAACTATCCTGAAAATGATGGCAGGGACTAGATCATGGTAGATATTTTCTCACTCAGAGAAGCAAGCATGTTTGCAAGAGCATTAGCAGGAGGTAATGGAATACATGTTGAAGAGGCCCGTGGTCCAGTAGTACCAGTGTCAATGAAGGATGGTACCATCATCATAGGTGAGCCATCCATCTATGACGCTGATGAATACATGGGTAATCTACACAGAGAAATCTCTAAGCAGATGAAGGACATGAAGTTCTTCTATGACATAGATGACAAGGATGAATTTGCAGCAGCAGCAAGGGACATTCTTCAGAGTCAGAGAACAGAATACAACAGGAGGGGGGAGTTCCAAGGCAGAGATAAGATCCTGTCTAAGCACTACGCTGATACATGTAAGAAGAATGGGGGCATAACTAAGGTAATTGAAAGGGTAGAGGAGAGTTCCTTGACCCTTGCAGCCATGGTAGCAATAGGTAATGACCTTAGGAATGACTGGCAAGGATACCAAAGTGCTGAGGTATCCAATGAAGTACAACAGGAGATTAATAGACTCTCATTTCTCAGGGATGAATGGCTGAAATTGGATTCTTTAGTCTCTCTAGAGACACTAATCAAAAGGATACAACATGAGAACACTGATGATGGAGATGGAAGCAGAGGCGAAACGTCAGATCAGGGAGATGATTCAAGAGGAGATGAGGGAGGAAGTCAACCAGATGGAAAAGATTCAGAGTCTTCAGGAGAGAATCAAGACTCTGAAGAAAGTGACTCTCAAGAAAGTGGTGGAGAATCAGGAACTGAGGGAGGAGAATCAGAGGCTGGTGACTCAGGCTCTGACAATCGTGAGCTACATGGGGATAGAGGAGGACAACAAGAGACTGAAGAGGAGAGTGGAGACTCAGGGACTGACAATCCAAACACAGGCAGAGGTACTTCAACAGAAGAACAAGGAGATGGAGAAAATACAAAGCGAGAAGCTGAAGACAGCACAGGAGAACAAGGCCCTGAGGGATCTGTTGGGGATGACCACGGAGTAGGAGCAACTAAAGCATCACAGTCCTTAGAAGATATGGGCTTTACAAAGAAGCCTGTTGAATATTATAGGGATGCAGAGACTAGTAGTGTTCCTTACATGAGCATGGGGGACAGGGATCTTAATGAGGTTACTATAGACTCAAAGAATATATCAAGGAGTGGCCTCCTCTCTACGATTACAAAAGAGATAGGGTCTTTTGTTCTCAGTAAGAAAATGAAAAAGTATTTTGTTGCCATGAAGCAGACTGGATATGCTTATGGTCTCAAGAGAGGGGAGCTCTGCTCTAAGAATCTATATAGAGCAAAGACAGGAGGAGCAGAGCCACCTATCTTCAAGAAAAAACTAGCTACAAAGGTAGAGCAGGATGCAGCTATCTTTATTCTTGGTGATTGCTCAGGCTCTATGAGTAATCATGGACGTTATGTAACGTCTGCCGCCTGTCAGGTGTCTATGTCAGAGGTATTGCAGAGCATGAGCATACCTCACATGATGATGCAGTTCTCTACCTTTCGTAGTGGTAGGAACCACTATGTAATGAAGACATTTGCAGAGAACCGTGTCTCTAGAGAGACGCTTCTTAAGCGGTATGCCTCTAGGAGCATTCAGATGGAATGCAATGCTGATGGTGAGGCAGTGGTTGCAGCATCCCAGTATCTGGCAAAGATGCCTCAGAAGAACAAGCTCTTGATAGTACTGTCAGATGGTGAGCCTGCATACAGATATGGTGATGAGCAGTTCCTCAAAGATGTAGTCTCTAAGATAGAAGAGAGCAAGGCAATGAACATCATAGGTGTTGGTATCAATACAGATGTAAGCAGATACTACACCTATAGTAAGAAGATAGTACAGTTAAAAGATTTAGAAAGTGTCTTGCTTTCTATTCTAAAAGATGTTATAATAAAATAAGGAGGTGAATACAATGGCCCTTAGTAATGCTGAGCTTATAGCACGGATTAGTGGTAGCCCAAAGGCTACACCTGCATCACAAGCAGAACTGGATACTCTTGCATTTGTCCTACAGGCAAATGAAGGCTTCACAAATACCCTTGCTGCACCTTCACAAGAGGACATAGAGAAGAACAAGAGAGAGGAAGAACAGAAGAAAGCTAAAGCCATAAAGAGTTCTCTCAGTGAGAATCAGATACTCCTCACTGACATTACAAATGGTGTATTGCCTACAAGTGGAATCAACCACGTCATTACGAAGTACCCTGAAGACACATGGTCGGAGGAGCACAGGGAGAATATACCTGACAGAGTCCCACTGTTCTACTGGGATGCAGACCTCCTTGAGGAAGGACTCCTTGCCTATGAACTGAACACCCCTTGGCTGTGTGTTGGCCCTCCAGGTACAGGTAAGACATCTGCTGGTAAACAGTTAGCTGCTATACTTGAGCAACCTTACGCTCGGTTCAATGGTAAGGATGGTATAGAACCTGCTGCTTTCCTTGGCTATATGACAATTGAGAAAGGAGATACTGTATGGAGAGACGGCCTTATGGCGCAGGCTGTAGCTAATGGTTACTACATGGCCATCGATGAGATCTTCAAGTTGCCTCCAGGTATTCAGATGGCTATGCAATCACTGTATGAAAGAGGTGGCTTCTTAATGCTGGATGAGAAGCCGGGTACTATCAAAGAGAAACATATCTACCCAAGAAAGGAGTTTCGTATCCTTGGTACTGATAATACCAAAGGTACAGGTGACGACCTTGACAAGTACCCTGCCGGTCAGATGCAGGATGTATCTTCTATTGACCGCTTTGGTGTTACAACAGAGGTGAACTATCTTTTGCCTGCTATAGAAAGAAAGATGCTGGAGACTCGGTACAAAGAGACTGACAAGGGAGTTATCAAGAAGGTTGTAGCCTTTGCTAACCTTGTCCGTGAGTCCTTCATGCACCAAGGTGATCTCTCTTTGACCATGAGTCCTCGTGGCTTGATGCTTGTGTGTGAGTTGGTAAACAAGGGACTCTCTCTAGAGAGAGCTTTGAGAATGACGTATGTATCCAAGCTTGGTGATGATGCAGAGGTGCATGTTACTAATGGTTACATCAGCTCAGTAATATAGGAGGTACAGGATGGTGTATAACAGTGTACTGTACAGCAGAGATGAGATTTCCTTTACTCATGGTATAAAGAATAAGTTAGAGTATGAATGGAACAAGAAGCAGAAGCAAGGGTGGCATGTGTACAGATACAGGAGGAAGTTGGACAGGATGCCTATGAGGTGTGGTTCATGGTGTACCAGTCGTGAGAGCATTCAGTATCCTGCCCTGATTTCACCTATCATGAAGGGAGAGAGAGTTCAGTATGACCCTAGGAAAGAGGGACTCTTAGGTAGGTTTGGGTATACCTCTCAGGAGACACGTCTCTATACCTTTATAGCAGGTCTTGATATGCCTCTTGATGGTATGATCTTTCATCCTTCATGGTATGATGGTACTGTACAACAAGAGGATAGAGCAGACCACTTACTTCTCCTGCATGTGTTTGATGTACCTGATCCTGATGAACCTAGTTACCCTAAGAGGATAGAGAAGTTCTTGAAGTATCTACAGGAGTTAGGCTATGGGAATGACCAGCTTAGGTGTGTACCTATTGGCAAGGTAGAGGATGAGCAAGATGCAGAGAGGTGTATCAAAGTAATCAAAGAGATGAACAATGTAACAGGAGCTGTAGTAAGGAACATGCAGTCTCCCTATATCTATAACTCAATCTCTACAGATGTACTAAAGATTGACTTCAACTGAGGATAAATAAAATGTTTAAGAAAGGTGATAGAGTAAGACGTACAGTTAGTCCTATCTATAATGAATATAATAATAGTACCAATATGCAACGGGGAGACATTGGTACTATCACTGCTATTGAGGGAGATAGTCTTTTCTTAAAGGAGTATGAAGCTCCTAAAGGTTACAGGTTCTATGTTGGGCACTATGAACTAGTAAAAGAAACCAAGTGCCAAGAGTACACTGTCCGAGTTACTTCTCCCAACCTTCTGAATACTAATGATGTCTACGAGGAACTCTCTAGAGATACTCCTCTGGCTATCATCAAGGGAGATGATGGCACTGTGAAGGTAGTAATCCATGACAGTATTAGAAGGAAGGTTAGGCTCATGGAAGATACCTACTCCTATACTCTTGATAATGCAGAGAAGAATCTGATGATATTCAATAAGCTCTCTGATGGATATCTTAAGGATGTTGTCAAGGCTGTCAAAGATATCCGTTATGGAAGTATCAAGGCAGAGTACAAGAACCCTGTTGAATACACTGTAACTATACCGGAGATGTAACTATGTTTAAAAGAAAGGACAGAGAGTAAGACGTACAGCAGGTGATGAGAATGGTGGTATGAGGATAGGTGACATAGCTACTGTAGCACAGGTGGATGGTGATGAACTATTCCTTGAAGAGTATGAACCAGATGAAGATTGTACTTTCTATACTGGTTACTTTGAAGTTGTAGAGGAGGCACCAGAGCCTAAGCCTATCCTGAACCACTGGGATATTCCTAACTGGGTACTTGCTGTGATTATTATTGTTGATACTATTGTAGTCTTTTGTGAGGGGTATTGATATGATAGGTACTGTTCTGTTTGTAACATCAGCTGTATGTACAATTAACTTTGCTATCAAGATGGTTGGTGCTGTAGCTGGCAGTGATATCACTATGCCTGTCCCACTCTTGCATAAAGTAGGTATCTCTTTTGCCAATGTGTATATCTCTACACCAGCTCTTGCCTATCAGATATGGTTTTGGTCTGTGCACTATGGAGTGATATAAGATACTTGGCTCAGAGAGTATTTCTACAACTAAATTTAAGGAGATACAACATGACTAAAGAAGAAGAAGAGAAGTACTTGGATCAATGGGGTGTGCACTGCTTGATCTGTGGACAAGAGGTTCAGAGAGAAGACATGGTACTAATGAGTAGTGTCATTAAGGTAGAACCTGAGGATGGTGGGCCTGTGTATCAGTACTATATGTGCTGCCCTGAATGTGCTAAAGAAGGTAACTTAGTCTGACCTGTCTCTCTAGAGATATTAAAACAGTCCACGTATTTACTTGACAAACGTCGTAGTTGTTGCTATATAGTTATAGGACATCAATTATTTTAACTATAGGAGCAACAATGAGACGAACAAAGGAAGAGATTCAGCAGTGTTTAGAGTCAGGGGTAAAGACCTGCCATGTATGTAAGTGTGTGAAACCGCATGAAGATTTCTGCAAAGATAAGAACTCAGCTGATGGGTTGAACTCTATCTGTAGGGATTGCATATCAGCAGCAAGATCTCAGAAAAGGATACCTCAGAGGACTAAAGAGATGGTGGCATATGATATTGAAAGTCAGAGCAAGGTATGCAGTATATGTAAGAAGCGGTACTCTTTTAATATGTTTGTTGTCTGCAACCACTCACCAGATAAGAAAGGTAGTATCTGTAGTAAGTGTGCACTTACCTACCACAGGGAGTCAAACATAAGAGGGTATGGTATAAGTATAGAGGAGTATGATAGGATGAAGAAAGAACAAGGAAGTAAGTGTGCTATCTGTGGCAGAGGTGGTCATCTATATGTGGATCATAACCATAAAACAGGGGAGGTTAGAGGGCTGTTATGTAACTCTTGCAACTCTGCAATAGGGCAACTACAGGATAGTCCTGTTGTTGTAGCTAAGGCACTGAGATACTTAACAGAGAGGGGTTGTTATGGAGAAGAATAAGCTTTGCCCAGAATGTGCCAAGCAAGGCCATGATAGTACTTCTTCGCACCTCTTTTTGATGAGTGACGGGCGTCGCTGGTGCTGTACTCATAGAGATTATCATGAGAGTGGTGAGGTGTACTATGAAGATGCTGAAGGTAATAAGATAGATGGCTCAAAGGATAACTCTATCAGTAACCTTCTTGCTACTCTTGGTATGAAAGATTCTCCAGCTAAAGAGATACCTGAGGAGATGTTCACTTGTGTACCACAAGTGTCCACTGGTAAGAGAGAAGATATAAGAGAAGAGTATAGAGGTATCCTTCCTGATACCTTTAAGTACTATGGAACACAAGGGGAGTACTCTTCCAGTGGTGATCTGACTGCTACTGTAGATGCAGTATACGAGGCTGATACAAACAAACATCTTGTTGATAAGATGCGTAAGTTACCTAAGGCTATCTTTACTACATCTAAGTTACCTGATAAGGCTAAGGTGCAGTTCTTTGGACAGCAGGTAGCTAAGAGTTCTAAGAAGTTATTGATAACAGAAGGTGAGTATGATGCTCTATCAGCTTACCAGATGTTCCAGGCATCTAAGTATTGTAAGGGTGTACAGGTAATCTCCCTCCCATTTGGTGCCAATGTAAAAGCCTTTGTTGATAACCCTAAGTTCCTTAAAATGTACAAGGAGATCTATGTAGCAGTAGATCAGGATGATGCTGGAAAGAGAGTCTCTAGAGAGATAGCATCTATTCTTCCTCATGCTAAGTTTCTCTTCTTCTCTGAGAAAGATGCTAACAAGATGCTGACTGAGAACAAGGCGGATGAGTTCATTAATGCCTTGTTCTCTGCTGAAGTCTATAGGCCAGATACTATTGTGACAGTATCAGATGTTATAGACAAGGTGATGGAGAAGCCAGTGATGGGAGACCCATGGCCATGGCCTACCCTTACTGCTAAGACATACGGAAGGAACCCAGGGCAAGGTATCTACGTTGGGGCTGGAGTAAAGATTGGTAAGTGTTTTCAAAAAGGTACTGAAGTACGAATGTATGATGGATCATTAAAGATGATTCAAGATATTAAAGTAGGTGATAAAGTATTAACACCCACAGGTATCTCAGAGGTATCAGAAGTACATAGTGGCATTGACCAGATGTATAAAGTAACTCAGAGAAAAGCTATGGATTATACAGTTAATTCACAGCACCTTCTCTGTCTTCAAAAGACAGGTACTGGGAGGAAAAGAACTGTTAAAGCTAGTGAAGTAACAGGGGGGATGGGGGATTGGAAAGGGTACAGGTCTCTTGCAGAATACCCAGAGACAGTGCAAAGAATACCTCCATATATTTTAGGTGTTTGGTTAGGTGATGGCACCTCTGCTAGCTCTTCCTTAACTTCTATGGACGAAGAGATTATAACCGAGTGGAAGAAGTACGCTGAGAGTATTGACTGCGCAATGACAAGGGTAAGTAGGTGGTCTTCTGGTAAGGCAGATTGGTTGTATATAGCAGGTGGTGTCAAGGCTAGGCAAACTGTTACAAACCCTTTTCACAAACTACTAGACTCTTATAATCTCCGTAATAATAAACACATCCCAGCTTCATATCTCTACTGCAACTCACATCAGAGGAAAGAGCTCCTTGCCGGTTTGATAGATACAGATGGGTCCATGGATAACTTTGGTGGGTATGAGATTACTCAAGTAAGGGAGGTCTTAGCTTACCAGATTGTTGAACTAATACAGTCACTTGGTGGTAGGGTCTCTCTTAAAGAAAAGGTTATAAACAACAAAATATATTATAGGGTAGTTTTCTATGGTATAAGACTCTCATGCAGACTTGAGAGAAAGGTGTATACAAAAGACTGGAAGAGAAACCCACGAACTACAGGGGTGAGTGTATCACCTGTTGGTGTAGGTAATTTCTATGGCTTTACACTACGTGGGGAAGAGCATACTTTCTTTCTCAAGGACTATACAGTAGTACATAACAGTGAGTTTATCAATGAGGTTGTATCATTTGACATTAGTAGGGGAAAGAAGATAGCAGTTTTGAAGTATGAAGAGCCTCCGTTTATAACAGTCAAGAGGATAGCAGGTAAGCAGGATGGTATCTTCTACCATAAGCCAGGGGTTGTGTACAAAGATGCTGATCTTATGGCTACGGCTAAGGCAATGGAACCTTTCTTACTGATGTACCCTGCCTTTGGTCAAGCTAATTGGGAGTCTACTAAAGACTTCATAAGGTATGCTGCTGTCACAGGGTGTGAGACTATCATCATTGACCCTGTAACTAAACTAACTAATGGCTTAGATCCATCACAAACAGAGACTCTTCTTCGTACCATGTCAGATGAGTTAGCATGTATGGCTCAAGACCTTGGGTTCTTTTACATAGTGACTTGTCACCTCAAGACTCCAAGCAACGGTCCACCACATGAGAGAGGAGGGAAGGTACAGAGTTCACAGTACAGAGGGTCAAGATCAATGATGGAGAATACTTTCTACATGCTTGGTATTGAACGGAACAAAGACCCTGAGCTTAGTGAAGAGGAACAGAATACAAGTACATTTGTTTTGCTAGAAGATAGGAACTTTGGGAACTCAATTTCTTTCCCGGTCTACTACAACAAGATAGACCAGTCATACCGTGAGCCTGTAGTTAATACTAATTTCTAAAGGAGGTATAGAAAATGATGGCATTCTTTTGGGTGTGGGCAGGTGGTTGGGCTACTACCAGTTTCTTTCTGTGGGTAGCGGGGAAGGGGAGGGGGACTACAGTAACAGAGGCATGTTTTGGTGCTACTGTTTGGCCATTTATGATCCCTTGTATTCTATTTAAGGGTAGAAAGAAAGAGGGGTCAGATGATAAATGAGAATGACACAAGAAGAGTTAAAGAAGCTGCTATGCTATGATCCAAACACAGGAGTTTTTACCAATAGAATAGACCGTGGAGCAAAGGCAAGGGTAGACAAACCTTGTGGGACTATCAGAAAAGATGGGTATCTTTCAGTCAGCATTGACAACAAGCTATATCTATTACACCGTTTAGCTTTCCTTTATATGCCTGAGCACCATGTAGATCATATGAATGGGGTAGTGGATGACAACATGTGGTCTAATCTAAGGCATGTCAGTCAGTCCTGTAATAGACAGAACTGTAAGAAATCTATAACTAATAAGGCAGGCTTCTCTGGGGTGTGTTGGGATAAACATAGTGGTAAGTGGTTGGCACAAGCAAGGGTTAATAAGAAGCAGATTAATCTTGGTCATTATCTATCTCTGTTAGAAGCTGCACTAGCTAGACTTACCTGGGAAGTACAGTGTTCTGAGTGGCACTGTGACTGTCAAGGTACTCTAGTCAAACAGATACAAAAAGCTTGGCCTCAATTCAATCTTAAATCTCTACAGTAGGAGGTTAAAGTGTGAGAATTTTTATGGAGTTAGATGATAAGTTGTATGAACACAAGGTTGCAGAGCAGTGTTGTAAGAACTGTGACCTTAAGGATACTGACTATTGCTATAAGTACTGTGCAACCAAAGGGATGCTAGCTCATTGTGTCAATGCGTGGCCCAATGAGGGTGAGGCAGGCTATTGGAAGGAGGTTAAAGTATGAGAACACTTGTCTTTGACATGGAGACAAACAACCTTCTGAGGGAGGTGACAAAGGTACACTGCATCTCTGCTCAGTGTATGGAGACACAAGAGACATATCACTGGGCACAGGATAACCTTGAGTATGGTATCAAAGAGTTACAGAAGGCTGATGTTCTAGTGGGCCACAACATTACAGGTTTCGACATACCAGCTCTCAGAAAACTGTACCCTTCTCTATGGAGCTACAGAGGGGAGTTCATAGATACTATGCTCCTTGGCTGTATCTTGTACCCTGAAGATAGGATACTCTCTCTAGAGACATGGGCCAAGAAGCTACACCTTAAACAACAGAAGGTAGAACATAAAGACTGGAGTACCTATTCACCAGAGATGAAGATCAGGTGTGATAGTGATGTAGTTATTAATGTTGCAGCATACTTGTACCTGTTGAAGCATCCTGAATATGAGATGACCCATGAAGCTCTCAAGATAGAACAGAGTGTTCTGAGTATTCATTCTCAACAGGCAGTAACTGGTGTGTCCTTTGATATACAGAATGCTGTCCTTCTGTATGAGGAACTTAACTCAAAGGCAGAGGCTATCCGTGAGAAGATTATTGAGATGGCTCCTAAGACTGTCTTCATTCCTGGAGTAGCTAAGTGTAGTCAAGAGGAAGAAAGGAAAGAGAGACTCAACACTGTAGAGCATTTAGAGAAGCAGTTACATGACCAAGGAGTATCCCTAGAGACGAGACAGCTATGGTTACAGAGTGTAGCTAAAACAGTTAAACCTTTTAAGAGTAATGGTAGCTATACTCTAGCCACTAAGAAGTACTTTCTAAATGGATACCAGAAGGTCAGAGGGCCTTACTCTAAGATAGAGATACAAGAGCTTAACCCTGATGCTGACCAACAGGTAAAAGATCTCCTCCTCTCCCTTGGGTGGGTACCTACTGAGTGGAACTTTAAGAAAGGAAAGGACAATCAGTTTGTGCAGGATGCTAGTGGTCAGAGAATACCAACAAGTCCTAAGCTAACTGAAGACAGTTACATGTCCTTGCCTCCCGGCCTAGGCACTACAGTTGTAGAGTACAACATGCTGTGTCATAGAAGATCTTTTCTTCTGAACAAGAACAAAGATAAAGGTGCCCTTATTAGTGTAAGGGATAGGGGTGATGGTAGGGTATCAGCTGATGCTTTTACCTGTGGTACTAACACTGGTAGGTACAGACACTCAGGTACTGTATGTAATATCCCTAGACCTACATCTCCTTATGGTAAAGAGATCAGAAGTTTGTTCAGAGCAGCACCCGGTAAGTGGTTTGTAGGTGTAGACTTGTCAGGCATTGAAGTCAGATGTCTTGCTTGGTATCTGGTCAGAGGTAATTACTCTAAGGCTAAGGAGACAGCAGCACTGATCCTATCACCTGACAAGGGTAATGACTTTCATACCTTTAATGCCAAGACTTGGGGTGTCTCTAGAGATACTGGGAAGACAGCACTCTACGCTTTATGTTATGGATGTGGTGCTAAGAAGTTGGCTACCACATTAGGGAAGCCTGAGAAAGAAGGGGCAAAACTAAAGAAGAGTTTTTATCTGGCACATCCGGGCATCGAGGAACTCATTAATGATCTTGAGACAGCCTTTAGTCAGCGTAAGTACATTAAGGGTATTGATGGAAGACCTTTATATATCCGAAGTAAGACCAAGCTTCTTAATACTCTTCTTCAGGGTACAGCAGCTGTTGTATTCAAGAGGTGGATGATAGCTTTAGCAGAGATTACCCCACCTAATATCCACCAAGAGATTAGTATGCATGACGAGATTCAGTGGGAGTGTGACACTGAAGAGGAGGCAATAGCATGGGGTAAGGTAGCTGAAGATATGGCTACGACTATAGGTGTAGAGATGGGGTCGCCTATCAAGATAGAGGCTGTTGCTATGGTGGGAAAAAGTTGGGGTGACTGTCACTAAGATCCTAAGGAGGATAAGCATGGATGATAAAGAAGTATTGATGGATGTATGTAATATACTCTTAGATCATAACGTAGCTATAGGAGATGGCCACTGTCTTATAAAGAGACTAGAGGCAATCATAGCTAACACACCAGAGGGTACAACAACAGGAGACAGAAGAATGAAAGTATATAGGTTCAGAGGTAAGATATACAGGAAGAAGAGAGTCAAACATGTAGACTGTAAAGGATGCACTTTTGCCGGAAGGTGGGGTTGTACTGCACTGCTGCCAGATGGTATGGGTTGCTATGATGGTAAAGGTAATAATTGGATCTTTGAAGAGGTACTTGTTAAGGGGATAAAAGGATGATATACATAAGTGAAGAGGAGCTATGCCAGTTATACACAAGAGCATACCACGCAGGACATTTTGATACTGTTGAGGCCCGCTATACAGATGTATCTTACTCTGATTATGAATACCATAGGGATGCTGTAGAAGAGTTCATAGGTGATAGAGGAATGAACGATATAGTAGAACACAATGGTAAGAAGTATGAAGCAGTACCAATAGAAGATATGAGCTGTGAGGGGTGTGACTTCAAGAGTAATGGCAAATGCACTGCACTAGGTGTAGTAGATATACAGTGTTGGGATAGTGAAGGCTATGTAATATTCAAGGAGGTGAAGAAATGAGAGAGATAGTGGAGTATGAAGGTAAGACCTATGATAAGATCCCTGTCTCTAGAGAGAATGACTGTACTGGTTGCTGCTTCTACAAAGGTAGGTGCCTTCTAATAGGAACTGGTAGTACTTCCCCTAGGTGCTATGATGGTAAGCAGGATTATATATTCAAAGAGGTAAAGAAATGAACCTTAGAGCTGTAGTAACTGCTAGTGCTAAGAGAGTACACGACATATATCCTGATAGCTCTGAGCTGGATGACCTCATATCTCAAGGGTATCTTATTGCACTAGAGAAGATAGACTCTTATGATGAGGAGAGAGGTGCATCTCTTGGTACATTCCTTAACAGGGCTGTTGAGTATGGACTCTCTGATTATGTAAGACGTACCATTATTAAAGAGGATACACTAGGAGGCCTCAGAGTGGACGTAGAGGGTGATATAGGATCAGAGGATATCAGTGTACGGGTAGAGGCTAAAGAAGCTCTGAGCAAGCTCCTGTGTGGTCTGAGTGGTGAACAGAAGGTATGTGTTGAGATGCTCTCTCAAGGTTATTCTATGAGGGAGATAGGAGAGGAGGTTGGGCTATCCAAGCAGAGAGTACATCAACTTATTCAAGATGTGAGGGATGGTAATGAGTCTTAAAGAGATAAGAGATTCTCTCTAGAGAGACTAAGGTTCTACTTATACTAGGATTAGTTATTGTAGTCTTCCTATTTCTATGGGTGTAACATGTATGGACTATTTGAAGTAAGTTGTGATTGTGATACTTTGTGTGAGGAGATCATTGGTGTCGCTCAAAGTATAGAGGCATTAGAACAAGAGACTGATATAATGTTGCCAGTACTTCTTGGTATAGTGCCACAAGATACCAGTAGTGTTCTTAAAAAATACTACTTGATTAAAGAAGTTGAAGTATTTGCTTGACAAACAAGAGAGTTATTGCTATAGTATCTTATAGGTATTTATTAATTATTAAAAGGAGTATTACAAATGGCAATCAAGATTGATGACAAATTCAATGACAGCTACATTCCCGTTTCCTTCCGCAACAAAAAAGTACAATGGGCTAGACTGAATGAGCCTGATGAGTACAAGGGCAAGAAGTCTTGGAAGCTTCAGATGATCTATGATATGACAGACCCAACAGAGAAGGCTGAAGCTACTGCCCTTAAGAAAGCTGGCTTCAATGTCCGTAAGAAAAATGGTATAACTTTCCTTGAAGTGAAGAAGGCTGTTGATGAGAAACATCCTGATAAGAAACCTTATGTAGTAGGAGCAGATGGTAAGACACCATTCACTGAAGATATTGGTAATGGTTCAGTAGTTAATGTGAACGCATCTGCCCATCATTGGGATGTATGTGATACTATTACCTTGTATATTACAGGAGTACAAGTAGTAGACCATGTAGTATATGAGAAGGGTGCAGGCTTTGATGCTGTTGGTACTGGGAGTGGTGCATCTTTTGGTGCCGGGGATGATATACCATTTTGATACACCATTACGGAGTACAAAGGGAAGATATAGAGGAGCTTAAGAAGAGTACCCGTCTACTGATACCTTACTATGGTCAGTGGTTTGAGAAGGGTGATGTACTTATCTACCACATAGAGCATGATAACTCAGCCTTGTATTATGAAGCATTCTACTCAGGTTATATTTAATGACCATAGGTGGTGCAGTGTGGAGGTATTTTGATTCTGGAGCTGGAGACTAATACAGATGTCTTTCTAGAGACACTTGCCTCTGACTACTTCACAATGCCTGATGATGAGAAGGAGTTAGAGAAGGGTACTCTAGTGGCAATGTATGAGAGAGGCACTGAGCGTGTGTACTACCGGAGAGTGCAGAAGGTAGTACACACGCTTATAGAAGGAGACGCTGTAGCAATACTACAGGTGTCTCCTATTCTTATTTCAAAAGAATTATATGTATAGGATAACATCATATGTACAGAGAGGAGGAGTTTGAAGTAAGACCTAATAGAAAACCTAAGTATGTCCTTGACACCACTAACAGTAACAGTGAGTACAAAAGAATAGAGGCACTAGTTAATGACCCTTGGTCAGAGAGAGGTTGTTGGTGGTACAAGAAGGCATTAAACAATTGGAAAGTAAGCAGGAGATACCAATGGAGAAGTTAATAAGACCTACCTTGAATATAGATGGAGACATCTTCTGCTACAGGGCAGCTAGTGCAACTGATGGAAGGTACTATGAGGTGACTCCTCTTGGTAGACCGCCTATAAGATTCAAGTACAAGAAGGAAGCTGATAAGTACATGGAGGATAACCCTGCTACATACACTGTTGATCTTAAGTATGAGCCAGAGCCAGAGTCACATGCTATCAAGATACTTGAGAATAGTTTAGTCTCTCTAGAGACACTTGTATCTGTTCACATCCAAGGCATAGGAGAAAAGAGATGCTACTTGTCAAGAGGAGGATCCTTCCGTGAGAAGCTTAACCCTCTGTATAAGAACAACAGAGCAGGTATCCATAGACCTGAGCATCTAAACTTCTTGAAGGATTATATGACCAAGAAGTATGGAGCTATCTGTGAGTATGGTAAGTATGAAGCTGATGATCTCCTTGCTATGAATCAGGGTGAGAATACAATCTGTGTCTCTATAGACAAGGACATGCTACAGTTTCCCGGAGCACACTTCAACCCTGTTAAGAACAAGTACCTTATTGTTACAGAGGAAGAAGGTAATAGGTCACTATATAGACAGCTGCTCACAGGGGATACAGCTGATGGAATACCTGGCCTTAAGGGGGTAGGTCCAAAGACAGCTGAGAAACTTCTAAGTGATACCTTAGAACCTTATGATATGTACTGCATATGCCTTAAAGAATACCTCAAGAAGATACCTAAAGAGACAGGAGAAGATACTACACAACATGGCATAAGAGTTATGGGTATTATTAAAACCAATATGCAGATGCTATATCTTCTTAGGTCTGCAGATGATAAGTGGGAGATGCCTACACAAGGAGATGACAATGCTTGAACTAGGAACAAGAGTACGTATCATTAGTGACTCAATTGATAACTATGAGTTCTTCTCACTGGGAGCTGAGGGTATTGTTATAGACTACCCATCCTCTCCTGAAGGTGGCTATGAAGTTCGCTTTGACAAGGGGGTATATAACTCAAGAGGATGTTGCATATGGTATGTCCAACCTCAAGACATGGAGGTAGTTGACGATGCTTCTTAAATTACTAAAGGTTGCTATGATTGGTGCACCTGCTTGTGTAATTGCTGGAAGTGGTATGGCTCTGATAGAGTTTGGAGAAGTTTATATAGGTCTTTCACTTGTACTACCTGCTATCTTCTGGGGACTTATCTTTGTCTGTAAGGTGACTGAATGACACAAGGTCACTGGGTAGGGATCAAGGCAGAACCTGATAAGTTCTTTGGGTTCCTGTACTGTATCACTCACAAGAAAAGCAAGAAGAGATACATTGGAAAAAAACAATACTATACAGCTAAGCAAAATGTAAAGGGGTGCAGGAGTAAGATAACAGATAGACAATCTCCTAAGTGGAAGTCATGCTGTTGGCAGGAGAGTGACTGGAAAACCTATAGTGGTTCCTCTAAGTCTCTTACTAAGTTCATAAGAGATAATCCTGATGACATCTTTGAATACAAGATCATTCGTCAATGTCGTAGCAGAGGTACTCTCCACTATGGTGAGTTAAAAGAACTATGGAAGAGAGATGTCCTAGCTGCTGAGTTCAATGATGGTACACCTATGTACTTCAACCTATCAATTGGGGCTATTAAGTTTAGACCACCTAGGATATATAAGGAGGAATAAAGAATGGAGAACATCTGGCAGTACCTTGGATTCAAAGACCCCGTGAGAGAAGAGAAGAAGACAGTACACCTTGCACTTGAGTCAGAGAAGCTTAACCCTACACAAAGAAACAGAATGCAGAAGGCAGGGTATCTTTCTGAGAAGCTTGATGGTGTCTATGCTCTGGTTACATTTGTTAATGTAGAAGTAAGACATTGGGGGAGATCAGGTAAAGCTCTTAGTAATTGTGAAGGACTTGACCTTAAGATTGAGGTGAAGCTCAATGGTGTTGCTGAGGGGTTAGTGTTCATCTCTGAAATTACATCTCTTGACCCTCTTGCTAAGCTTAGTGGGTACCTTACACCTTCAAGGGTTAAGCAAGGTACCTTCAAGCCTACTAGTATGAAAGATAACTTCCATGATCTTCTTACACTAGAGGAGTTCATTCAAGGTGTGAGTCCAAGGTCCTTTGGTAACAGACAGTGGAATCTAAGGAACATGTACCCTTATACTGTTGAACAATACAAACTTACTTTTGATGATGCTAGGGATGTCTCTAGGGAGATGATAGCAGATGGTCTTGAGGGTGGTGTCTATGCACAGGATGTTCCATGGATTGCTGGCAAAAGAGATGAATCTTTAATCAAGTTAAAAGAGAAGTTAAGTTTTGATCTAGTTGTAGTAGAGGGACTACCTGGTAAAAAAGGTTCTAAGTATGAGCATACCTTAGGGAAGTTAGTGGTTCTCTTTAAGGCATTTGGTAAGCAGGATGGTGACTCTCTAGAGATACCTATTAGTGGGATGAGTGATAGTGAGCGAGACCTCTGGTGGAAAGACCCCTCTTCTATCTTAGGTAAGATTGTAAAGGTGGATGCTAAGAGTTACACAGAGAATGGGAACCTGAGAGAGCCAAGGTTCAAAGAGGTACGAGAAGATAAATCAACAGGAGACTTTGAATGAGTAGAAAGAACAAGAAATATATTGGACTTCCCAAAGGTGTATACAAAACTAAGTCAGGTTACAAAGCAGAGAAACATATCAACAATAAGACAGAGTACTTTGGATGTGCTAGGAGTCCCGAAGAAGCAGAATATAAACTGTATCAGGGATACTACAATCATCATTGGAAGAATATGGGAGATACCTCTAAGTACTGGGGCTTCATCTATCTGATTACCAATAAGAAGACAGGTAAACGTTATGTAGGTCAGAAGGTCCTTCAGTGGTGGGATGGGCCACGGGGTGGGTATAAGTGCTATGACAAAGGGAGTGAGTGGTATGATCCTAAAGCATGGAAGGAGAGTGACTGGAGATACTATACCTCTTCTTCTATCCCTTTGAATGAAGAGATAGCACGTGGTAACATATGGGATTACTCTTATGAAGTAGTCAAGATGTGTAAGGATAGACTTGATCTACACCTGTCTGAAATCTTCTTTATGATGGATCATGATGTCCTTAATGCTAGAGATCAGGATGGTGAGTATCTCTGGTACAATGAAAACATTGCCTCTGTAGAGTTCCGCCCTCCCTTTAATAAGGAGCAAGCAAGAGACCTCTCTCTAGAGACACAAGAGAAGATGAGAAACTACTACCTGAAACCACAGGTAGATGCACAAGGTAATGTAGTTCCTTTTGAAAACCAAACAGGAGGATTTCAAGATGTCCGATAATCAAGTAGTGTGTAGCAATTGTCACCGTATCTATGACTCTTCTCGATTGGAAGAGTGTCCTGAGTGTTCAAGCAGAGAGCATATGGATATTACCTTGATGAACAATGAACCCTTTAAGCCAGAGGGATACAAGGCAGGTATAGAGGAGCTCATTCCTCAGGTACTAGAAGAAGAGCCTATCAAGTGGTTCCAGTGTCAGAGTCCTACACGACCTGTCTCTCCAGTAGAAGATAAGCCTCTTGACCAGAAGCATGATGAAGGGCGGCCAGCAGTAGGTCAGATGATGGCTGACTTTCCAAGGGCACTCCTTATGTTAGCTAAGCTTACCTCTTATGGAATTAAAGAAGGTAAAGCAGCAGGTGAATGGAAGAACATACCTAATGCTAAGATACGGTTTGAGAATGCTCTTGGTAGACACAACCTTGAGATGCACATCCACAGTAGGGATCAGGACAGTATGTACCTCCATGCAAGCCACCGAGCCTGGAATGCTATGGCAGTACTAGAGCTTATTCTTATGGAACAAGAGGATGACAACTTTGAGAACATGTAACTTTGAGACTATCAGCCTGAAGATAGTGGGGGAGGACATCAAAATAGTGGTGAAGTCCCCCACCTCCGAATGGGTAGAGGTCAACCTGATGATTGACGAGTTGATGATCTTCCTTACAGAGTGCGGTAATGCCATGGAAGAGGCTAAAGGAGCTGAGAGTGCTGCTAAGATCCGAAGAGAACTAGAGAGGATTAGACGATGCGGATAAAACTGGATGAAGGTGCAAAGGCCCCTACTAAGGGGACTGAAGGTAGTGCGTGTTATGATCTCTACAGTAATGAAGAGGTTGTTATAAAGACAGGACATGTAGGTATGATAGGTACAGGGGTTTTTATGGAGATACCTCGTGGATACTGTGGGATTATTTCGCACCGTAGTAGTATGAACAAGAGAGGGGTTATAGAATATGGTACAATAGATAGTGATTATAGAGGAGAGGTTAAAGGTCTTGTGTTTAATGGTGGGTGTATCCCCTATGTCTGCCGAAGAGGAGAACGTATTGGTCAGATAAGATTCTGCAAGACAGAGACTACAGACTTTGAAGTAGTAGAAGAGCTTACTAAGACACAGCGTGATGGTGGCTTTGGGAGCACTGGCATATAACACAGGAGATAATATGATTAAATACAAAGGGTATACTATTCAGAAGCAAGCTGATATGAACTGGACTCTTAACAGAGAAGATACCAAAGTTCCTATGAAGGACATTCTTAATGTCAAGACACAGGAAGTAATACATCCCCAAGGACAGGAGTACAAAGTAAATACTACGCTTGGCTTCTACACTGATGTTGGTAGTGCCTTAAGTGGCCTCATTAAGAATTATGCCGGTACAGGTTGCAACAGTATCCAAGATCTTGCAGATCAGATCAAAGAGATTAAAGCTGACCTTAGGGGACTTGTCCATATGGAGATGGGTGATGAAGCAGCTTAAAGTTATTAACATAGACGGTTCCTTATTTAGAGAGAACTGTGGGTGGTGTATCAAGAAGAAGGGGGGCACTACAACCTTCTGCCATTGTCTTGTAGAGGTTCTCTCTAGAGACATGATAACTTGTGACAAGGTGGAGAATAAAAAATGATATCATTTATTATAGGATTCATCGTAGGGTTTGCTCTTTTAAATAAGCCTTGTCAAAAGATGGCCAAGAATTTATGGAGGTATCTTAATAATGATAAGTGAAGAGCAGTGGATGTTAGAGTGGTGCAAGAAACATAATCTGGATATCGGAGAACACTCAATACAAGATGCAGCTGAAGAGGCATCCTCAAGGAGCATGAAGATGATTGAAGTAGAAGTATTAGGTGAGTATGGAATTGCATTTGCTCTAAGAGGATTAGCCCTTTCCTACGACTCTAAGTCATCTATGAAAGTAGCAGATAATTTAGCCTTCAAAGGTGACGGACATAACAAGTTCCTTGAGTCAATAGATGTGTGGATAGAGGCCACCCTTCCTCGGTCTATGTGGCAGCAGTATGATACCTACCGTATAGGAGTTACTAAGCAGTCACAAAGTACGATGCACACCATTCTAAGAAAGCCTCTGGCACAGGAGCACTTCAATGGTAAGGTGTACAAGAGCACTATCAAGAAGCTCAATAGAGATATTAAAAAGAAAGACTTCAAGTCTGTAAAGGATAACCTCCCTGAGTCCTTCCTTCAGAAGAGAGTAGTCAAGGTAGACTACAAGACCCTTCAGAGTATGGAGAGACAACGAAGAAGTCATAAGCTCAAAGAATGGCAAGAGGTTCTTGACGCAGTACTTGGACAAGTAGAACATCCTGAGTGGATACAGAAAGGGGAATGATTTGGATATATTTAGAAATGATATAGCACGCACTACATTCTATAACAAGTATGCCCTTACTCAAGCAGATACATGGGAAGAGAGAGCACGAGTAGTAGCGGATGATGTAGTAGGAGAGAGAGATCATAGACGCTTGATGTCAAAAGGAGATCAGAAAGAGCTAACACAGTTTGTACGACAGATGAAGTTCATGCCGGGAGGACGCTACCTGTACTATGGTGGACGCCAAGCACACTTCTTTAATAATTGCTTTCTTCTTAAAGCTGAAGAAGATACAAGGGAAGAGTGGGGTGCTTTAGCTCAACGGTCTACTAACTGTCTTATGACAGGTGGTGGTATTGGAGTGGATTATAGTATCTTAAGAGGAGAAGGAGAGACTATAGGAAGAACAGGTGGGGTAGCTAGTGGTCCTCTATCTCTTGCCATGATGATAAACTCTATAGGCCAGAACGTAATGCAAGGAGGTGCTAGACGTTCAGCTATGTATGGCTCTCTTAACTGGCAGCACCCAGATGCAGGTAAATGGCTAGACATTAAGGATTGGAATATGATACCTGTGATAGGTACAGGTATGACAGTGGGTGATATGAAGAGGCTTGATTTCAATTACCATGCTCCTCTTGATATGACAAACATATCCCTTAACTATGATGATGATTTCCTCACTGCTGTCTCTTCTGGTACTTTACCTGCTACTTATCTTAAGAATGTAGAGAATGCCCTTCGTACTGGTGAGCCTGGATTCTCTTTTAACTTTGGTAGTAAAAGGAATGAGACTCTTAGGAATGCGTGCTGTGAAGTATCAAGTGAAGATGACTCAGATGTTTGCAACCTTGGTTCTATTAACATGGCCAATATAGATACTATCAAGGAATTCAGAGATGTCATCTGTCTTGCATCTAAGTTCTTAGTGTGTGGTACAATGAGAGCCGACTTGCCTAACGACAAAGTGTATAGAGTAAGAGAGAAGAACAGGCGTCTAGGTCTTGGTATCATGGGAGTGCATGAGTGGCTTCTGAAGAGAGGTTACAGATATGAGATGAATGAGGAACTTAGACAATGGATGGAGGTATATAGGGATGAGTCAGAGAGGGCAGCTGACGAACACTGTGATAGGCTCTATCTGAATAGACCTAAAGGGTATCGTGCTATTGCTCCTACTGGAACTATTGGAATCCTCTGCTGCACTTCAACAGGTCTTGAACCTATTTACTCTGTAGCTTACAAGAGACGCTATCTCGTAGGCACTGATGAATGGAAGTATCAGTATGTTATTGATAGCACAGCAGAGAATCTCATCAAAGAGCTTGGTATAGATCCCAATAAGATTGAGTCAGCTGTTGATCTCTCTAGAGAGCCTGAAAGACGTATCAAGTTCCAAGCAGATGTTCAAGACTATGTGGATCAGGCTATCAGCTCTACCCTTAACATCCAACCATGGGGGTCAGAAGATAATAACCCAGATAAGGTAGAAGACTTTGCATGGACCTTAGTTAAGTACGCCCCCCGTCTCAGAGGGTTCACCTGTTATCCAGATGGTTCACGAGGTGGACAGCCTATCACTAGTGTACCTTACTCAGAAGCTGTGGGCCAGACAGGTAATGTCTTTAGTGAGTCACATGATGTATGTGAGATAACAGGAGGTGGTACCTGTGGAGTATAACAAAGGAGATACAATGAGAGAGGCTCTAATAAGTGCAGTAAAAAAGGCACAGCAGGAGTTACCTATCTCTTTGTCTGAGGGTGTCAGTATCAAGACTATGCAGATAGAAGAAGAAGGAGACAGGCTCTGGTTCATTCTTGAGACACCAGATGGGCTCAGGCATACTACTGGCCCTCTTTCATCTTTCTATGGTTGTAAGGATGCTAAGGAGATCGTCCTAAGAGGCTTAGAGTATGGTACAGAGGCTGAGGATGAAGCGTGACAAGTCTTTCATAGAGGACATAATGCAAACAATAAGGAAGGAGAGGAGTCTCTAAGGTGCTAATTAAGATTTAAATGAGGAAATATCACACTGTTGCTAGACAAATGCCCTACGAAATGCTATATATAGGTATAAGAAATAAAATGTAGTAAGATTCTTAAAGAACAACTTCTTAAGATACACTACAAAAGATGATTAACTACAAAAGAATTATAACTACAACAACAAGAGCAGTTACCTAAGGTTCTTAAAGATACTTAGGTAACTGCTCTTTTGTCATAGAAAACGTCTAGCAGCTATATCCACCAAAGCACCAGCCACCAAAAGAGCACCTGTCAACTTGTACATGTAGGCTCTCACTTCACTAATCTTCTGGTCCTGCTCCTTGTCTCTACTCCTGTCCAACTCTTCTAGGCGTATCAGTCTAGCATCTAGTCTGTCTACCATCTTGAAGGCTTCAGTAAGCTGTGCAATACTCTTACCCATCTCTGTCTGACTCTCCAGTAACTTTACAATAGACTCCTTTAAGTCCTTCACTACAGTTGCTGTGAGGTATCTATATTGAAGTAGCTCTTTATCCTCTTCAGAGTTCATAACAGTCCTTTCTTATTCAAATACTCTTCTAATAGTTCTACATCTTCTCTAGTCCTCTTTAGCAGTTCCTTTATGTCACCTCCACTCAGGTAGTCAGCCTCTTGATTTCTTCTCTTCTCAAACCCTCCACCAAAGTTCCTCAGTTCTTTCTCTACCTCTTGCCAATCATCTGACTGTGCTTTCCTCAGAAACCTTGGTGCTCCATTCAATCCAAACTGGTGAGTCACTGACAGTATTACAGTCTGCTGCTCTCTAGAGAGATCCTCAAACCTCTTCTTAGCACCATTGTCAAACTTCTTGATTAGTTCAGTGAGGCCACTCTCTATTACTTTCTGTGTGAGTCTTTTAGTATCAGTGTCTGACAGCAAGAGAGGGTGTCTCTGTAGCATCTCCTTTGCCTGATACCCTTTGAGTCCAAGATAAGGCTCAAGTACCTCTACCTCTTCCTTGCTTAACCCTGCCTTTAGAAGTCCCTCTCTTGATTGCTGTCCTAGATCTATACCTGTACCTATGGTTACTCCAGACTTGTTGTATCCTTCTAGAGTATAACCTTTAGTACTGTATCCTTCCAGTTGTCCTAAGAAGTCCAAGTCTACATCAATCATACCTTTAACTCAACAACTGCCTTTTCTATAGCTTCATCTATGTCCTTTGCTGTTACCTCTACACACTGTATCTTGAGGGCAGTCTCAATGGCACTCATAGCAGCTTTCTTCTTCTCTGCACCAGTCATATTCCTATCTGCTAGAACGAGCACCACGGCCCTTACAGTCGCTAGAATGATAGGTGCTATATCTGTTACGAACCATCCAATGACTGCACTCTTTATGTATGTTCCCCAACTCATTACTTCTCTCCTCTGTTTGGATTCACCCATACCTTCATAGGCTTCTTAGTCTCTTCTACTGCCTTAGGTTCTTCTACTACCTTAGGCTTAGCAAGAGACTTCTCTGTAGTTGCTGGTATCAGATACATATTCAATGTGATAAGTACATAACAGATACCTTGACTGATTGCATTCTGTGTCTCTTCATCAAATACTAAGTCTGGAAACTTCCACTGTATAAGACCCATAGAGCCAGTTACTAGTAAGGATACCATGGACAATAGCCAATGACCTCTCTTCCACTTCTCAGGATTCCTCAGTGAGTTCCCAGCTCTTACTACATTAATAATATCTTTTATAATCATTTCTTACCTCTTAGTAATCTCCATAACCACAAGATGTCTATGGAGAACATCCATGGCTTATGGTATCGGGGGCCATATTCGTCCAGCATTGGCTGTGTCGGCATTTGCTGGACGTACTCCTTACTTCGTTGTGGCTTCTGTTTCATTAATTACTTCCTCTTCTTCGGTTGCTGGTACTTCCTGAACTGAGGATGTACTTAAGTCACCACCTGCTTTGTTAATTGTTGAACCCTCTGATGCGGTAGTTGTATCCCCAGCAGAGTTAATGCCCTTTGTTGCCACAACTCCAATGGTGAGCCACGGAATGCCTCCACCTATCACACTAAGTGCTTTCTCTTGCACATTATCCCCTGTCGTTGGAGCCTTCGTCTTAAACTCTTGTGGGGAGATGTTTGATATGAACATCGCAGAAACAACACCCGCCATAGCCTTCGCTACTGCACAGTTAGGGTCAGTAGTGTCACAGTTGATTACTACAGAGTTTTTTATCGCATCGGATTTAGCTGTTACTTGTGCTGTCTGCTGCACGTTGTGCGCGGTATTAGCTTTGTAATACCCATCCATGAGACTCACATCATTTTTGCTTGCACAGCCAGTGAGTATAAGCATCACCGTAAGGGACAGAATGACAAACTTTTTCATGTTATTTCCTCTTCTACTTCCCCCTCCAACTCTCCATTTTCCATCAAATATTCCAACTCTGCAACAGTTTTAAATCCAATCCGAAAAATCCGAGATGTTGGGTTTTCAAGACATACCTCTTCGAAGGTTGTCTCCACTCCGTCAGTCGTTTCAACCTGTGTGCGAGTATCCTCCTCTGCATAGTCGTCAAGTGTTGCCCCATCAGGCAGCGGATACCATGCAAACCTATCATCAATAAGTTGCTGGAGTTTTGGTTTCCATACTGTTTCCGGGAAATATTTACGGATAGTTACTGCATCATGCACTGAATTGATTCTCATATTTTCATCCTGTTTTGTTTAAGAATTTATACCTTATCGGCTCCGCGCACACCCGCGACAACCGATAGTCGAAAGCGTATACCACCGAGCGTGAGTCGCACTCCGACACCGCGAACCGCAAACCGCCCCATAGCTCCAAGCGCCGCCCGCAAGCAACGCCACGTCATTGCTGCCCTGTATATACATGAAACCCCTATTTCCGGGGAGATCATAATACGCAAAAGCAGGATCTCCGGTATCCGGTAAATTTAGAATTTGTCCCCGCTGCTCATCAATCCATTGATAAACAACGCCGCAAGCATCTTCACATCCAACGTCAGACACCATTCTTCTACTGGCAGTATCCAGGTGCCCACCGCATGTGATCGGATTCTCACTTCCGAGGATATTCGTCTCTTCATTGCTACCTGCGGCGAAGATCTGAAACAACTGATCCGAGAGCATCTGTTTACCGATCGCTGCCAGGTCATCAATACAATCCATCCAGTTTCGCCCGGCCGTAAAAGCCTCGCCATAAAATGACCCGGCATCTTTTCCGGTACCACTTTGCAAATAGATATCACACCACCACGTCAGCAATGGGTGGCGAACCATCCCTTCAGGCGAACAGGTGGGCCGATTGATCTGATCCCAAATTGACATCGGCAGAATATCACCCGCCAAAAATCCGGAGAGAGAGTGATCCGCAATGACACCCACATCAGCACACAGGCAATGGAACCCGCCAATCTTGCGGCATGTTCCATACGTGTAGCCCGTGGGCGTAATACTGCTGGA